GTGGTAGTGCTACCAGCGTTAAGAACCAATGCCACGTTAGAGCCAACATCGGCGCGAGCCGCTGTACTCATGGTTGTTCCAGAAGAAACAACAGCAACTTTGAAAAGCGCTTGTTGGTCATCTATAACATACGCATAAGCATAGTTGGTTGTAGTTGATACGGATGCAGGGATGTACTGGCCCTCAACGGTTTGACCGCTGGAGTTGACATATGAACCGCCTACGCAAACGCCAACAATAGTGCCAGCATTGGTAGAAGTTGATTTAATCAGATAGCCAGTGCCGTCAATTTGAACTGTATCTCCAAAGAAGATAGCAGTGCCAAAAGAAGCAGCAACGGGAATCTGCCGAAAAGCACCTGCATAGGGCTTGCCATCAATTGAATTGATTGGCTTTAGACCGTAGGGTGCTGAGACAGTGGGGTAAGCCATGTTTTAAGCTCCAAAAAAATTAAAGACCTTTGCCAAAACTAACCTTAGAACTACGTTCTTTGAACATAGGCATCCGAGGATCGTTCTCGCGCATAAAAGTGTTATCTACTGAGGCCATCTGTGCATCCGCTTGGTTAGCGAAATACGCATCACGATCCTTAGTAAATTCAACTGGTGTCTTACAAAGCAACAATCCACCGATCTCAATACTGTCTGGAAAGCGGTTAGCTTGACCACTCATCAAGATGATTTCGGGGTGTTCTGATGCCTTGACAGGCTCCCAGCCTTCACGAAGTTTTGAGGAAATATTCAACGCATCTGCTGTGCCAAGTGTAGCTAGACGGATCCAACGGAACGCATACCCTTCCTCTGGATGAGGATCAGGCAGAAGTTGGGGAGGCGACCATTTTTTTGGACGCTCGGCTGCTGCACGGCTTTCGGTTTCGCGCTTTGCGCGGTTTTGATTTGCATCTGTCATTTTTAGTTCCTCATTTGTTCCGCAACCTTACGCGCATAGAGTTCCAATGGAACACCTAGTCGTTTGGCGATGTTTACTTGGGTTTGAGTTAGCGTTACCTTTTTGGGGGTAGAGCTTCTCGTTGCTGGCGCAACCACATTCGATTTAGTTCGCTTCTCAACCTTCTCAGGTTCAGCAGCGGATTCCTCAGATTCGAAGTTCTCTGGGAATACTTGTCGCATACGAGAATTTATCTTCTCATAGTATTCGTCTGATGTCGGATCTACTCCACCTTTGACCAGCTTGTTGTGGAGTCCAAGCGCAAAACTGGTCATCTCATCGTCCGGCCCAAACCATTTGTTCTGTTTACGCCAATCTTCTGCTTTCGCATCGTAGGCATTACTGGGAACTTGAGGTATTTTTACATCAACTCGATCTTCTTGTAAAGGGGTAGGCTTAAAATTATTCACTCTGTCAAGTTTTATCTTGACGGAGGTCATATTTTCCTGAGCATTGACAAGAGCCTCAGAATCTCCCGATTCATACGCTTCCTTGTACTTTCTCCGAGCATCTTCCATCTCAGAAGCCACTGTTTTCTTGGCTTGTTCAAGAAGTGCTGTCTGCCCCTGATTCAAAGAACCCTTGAGTTTTTTGTTTTCTTCAACTATGGTCTGAGCTGCCTTGATCGCCTCTTCGCGCTCCATGAGAGCTTGCTCTGCTTTGCGCTTTTCTTCGTGATAGCCCTTTTGCAAGTGCTGAATCCTGCGCCGAACCTTCTCGCCATAGCTGTTTAACTCATCCTCATCAATATCTTTGGGAGGATCTTCCATCTTTTTGCCAGATTTGGGCGTGTCATCGACAATTTCTATCTCAGTTTCACCCTCACCCTCAATTTCAACCTTGAAATCGTCATCTTCTGACGCTTTTTTGGGCTTTTTGTCCATCTCATCGGGGAATTTGTACTCTGTTTTTTCCATTTTTCCCTCCTTATGCTCTGGAAATGCCGCGAGGGTCTTGAACCACGGCCTCTACAGAGTCATCATTGATTACTCTGAACTCTTTCCCGTGGATTTTGATGCGAGTACCAGTGTTGGGACGTACCAACACAAAGTCTCCCACCTTACAAGATGGGCCGCTTGGGAAGCGTTTCTCATCTTTGAAGGCATCTGGCCCCATTTTCACCACAAAAAGCACTGGTGACAGCAGCTCTTCATAGTGAATCGTTTGCCCAGCCTTAACAAGACCACTCTCATACTCCTCATCCACCTCTGGAAGAACGCACAGAATGTGGTAAGTCACAGGATCAGGCACTTGCTTCGCTTTTTCCTCCGCCGAGGTATTCAAAATACCCGACAGATCAACAGCTTGAACATCAAACTCAGTCATCATCAACATCCTTTAGTTTCCGCACAAGGTCATTTATTTCCATCTGTGCGGTTTGCAGACCCCGGATTGCTCCGCACAGCTCTTTGTAATGAGCGTAGTCTTTAGCTACGCCATCACTCAGCACTCCTAAATGTTGGTTAATGTGTTCTTGAATTTTCTTGTTCAAAATCTCGGCAAGCTTTTGATCCATTACTCAGCCTTCCTTGGTTTTGTCATTGCATCCAACTGACGGGCCGTCATATCCGCTTGGATTCTGGCCTTGGTCTGCAACTCTTGTGACTGAAGTCGCTTAGATTCTCTTAAAATCTCCGCCTCAATTTTCTGTTTCTCAAGCTGCAATTTCTGCATTGCAAGCTGCGAATCCACCTGATCTTTTTGCGTCTTGCGCTGCACATCTGCTTGCTTGACTTGCAACTCTGCTTGCTGAATCTGGATAAGCGGATCTTGAGCTTGCTGTTGAGCTTGTGCTTGTTGAGCCTGCGCTGCATTTTTCTGCATCAACTGTTGTGACCCTTGAGCCACCAAACGAGAAAGTTGAACTTCAACATCTTCTGGCAACTCAGCATCTGGGTTAGGCAATGGAACTCCAACCTGTTCTTCGACATCCTTGCGATACTTGAATGCCAAGTGTTCTGCAATGTGCGCCATGATCGCCGCCTGCATTTGCTGCGCCATAGGATTTTGTCCAATGGTCGCCGCAATGCTTGGGTCTTGCATAAATGATTGGTGCGCTTGAATGTGCGCATCTTGATCTTGGTAGATGAAAGCCTTTGTCGGCTCACCCCTCAAGAAGGCCATGTTCTCGCTGATTGGATCGCGTGGCTTCTGATCGTCTTTTGTCGGAACCAGCTTGTCAGCATTCTTCACACCCAACACTTCAATCATCTGACGATGCAACTGAGGCAAGTTGTAAATCTGCGGAGCTTGTTGCGCCAACTGAATCACAGCTTGGTATTGCATGATCCGCTGCGCCATCGTTGCAGCATTAGGATCAGACACTGGAATCACTTCCACCATGTCATAGTCTTCTTGCTTGGCCTTGCGATCACCCTTCTCAGGATCGTATGAATATTCGTTTGGCGTGTAATCACGAATGATGTTCTTCAGAATTTTGAATTCCTGCTTCATCGAAAAGTGAACTCGCGCCTGCACAGCAGACATCGTTTTTAACTGACGCTCAAGAATAGCCAGCGTAGTTCCTACAGGTGCATTCGCACTCATATCACTGACTTTCATGTCAGCAATAGAACCTAGCCTGCGACCCTCTTCGGTTATCTTCTCCAGCAACAGCGCCAATACTTGGCTCGGCTCCTTATATGGAAGCGCCATGATGTTGTCTTTGATAGACCCACTTGGTACATCCACATCCCTAAATTCTCCGGGAGAGATGGGCGTATCGTCACCCTTAACCCGCAGGCCGCGAGACTTCAAGCCGCCGGGCAAGTTGCTCAAAGTACCCGCATCAATCAACTGACGAATCAGTGAAGTGCCTGCCCGTGCATACCCGCCAATCAAATGTATGTAGCCAAATCCATAAGCACCAAATCCCGGCACATAGTCATACTGAACCATATGCTGTCTCTTCAATCGCACGACATCTTCTTCTTCGTAGTTGCGATAGATCGACAAAACTTTTCCCGTACCCACATCAATCGACACGATGTACGGCAGAGCTATTTCATCTTCATCTTCATAGCCGGGCAAGTCGTAATCAATCTGCACTTCATATATCTGAAACCGATCATCGTCAGTCAAAGAGTAACCCTGCTCTTCGGCCTTCTTCTTTTCAACATCAGTATGAATCGCTACCGGCTCACCCAAATCTACATCACGATAAAAACCAGCAGCCTGCAATTTACGAACATCATTTTTTGTTTTGCGCATCACATGAGTTACACGCTCTGCTGTCCTAGCTCCGCTTGAACCGTAAGGAATAATCACATCCTCGGCAGGTATATATATAGAGGTCTGTCTTCCCAGCGCCGGATCGTAGTACACCTTCTTAAACGCCGAGCCAGTCAGTCCCAAGTTAAATAACATCCGCTCATGCTCTGGTCTGTACTCAGGCATCGCTTCAGTCAACTGATAGTTCATGTCTTCACGAACTCTCTCAGCAGCATCTTCCTTCAACTTATTAATAGCGCCAATGATTTCTGTCTTCACCGGCCCCGCTGCTGGAAACGTTTCCACAATCATTTCTGATTGAAACCT